TCGGGAAGTGGTTCAAGGGCATGCAGAAGGAGGCGTTCATGGTCTGGGAGGCACCCGGACCGGGCCGAAACTTCGGGGACGTGGTGATGCAGTCCGGGTACAGGAACGTCTACTACCGAAAGAACGAACTGGCCATCAACGCCAAGGCCGGCACTGTCCCCGGCTGGTGGCCGACCAAGGACGAGAAGCGGGCGCTCTACGGCGAGTACCGGCGCGCCCTGAACGAAGGCGAGTTCCAGAACCGGTCGGTCGACGCCCTTCGGGAGTGCAAGGAGATCGTCTACACCGACGGCGGGTGGGTGATCCACGGCAGGTCGATGGCGACCCCTGACCCGTCCGGCGCGAGGGAGAACCACGGCGACCGGCCGACCGCCGACGCCCTCTGCTGGAAGGGCATGCGGGGCAAGGGCCAGCAAAAAGTCACGGACGCCGAGATGCTTCCGGGTAGTCTTGCATGGAGGCGCCTGATGGCGCAGCAACGCAAGTCGAGGAAGGCGGAGTGGTAATGGCAAGGAAGAAGCGCGACCTGACGCTCGATTCCAAGAGGGCAAGCCGGCTGCTTGAGGCAGTCGATTATTCGCGCCGGCGCATGCAGCCCTTCCGGGAGCAGCGCCTTGCGGCCGTCCGCGCCTACGTCGGGAGCAACTATGGCGAGATGGGTGCATCCGAGAAGGTGCCCCTGAACCTCATGCAGATGGCGGTGAACATCTACCGCCGGCAGGTGGCGGCCCGCGCACCGCAGGCCCTCATCGTCCCGAAGGATCCCCGCCTCGCCGCCACGGCGGACGACTTCGAACTGGCCCTGAACTGGCTCATCAAGGAGATCGACCTTGAGGCATCCATCGCCCAATGGGTGATCGACGCGATGTTCTCGGTCGGCGTGATGAAGGTCGGGATCAGCCCCGGCAAGCAGTGGGAGATCGAGGGATACAACCACGACGCGGGCGTGCCGTTTGCCGATGTGGTCGACTTCGACGACTTCGTGTTCGACATGAACGCGAAGCGGTGGGATCTCTGCCAGTACGTCGGCAACCGGTACACGCTGCCCTACGAGGCGGCGATGGAACTGAAGTTGTTCGACGAGGAACTGACCCCCACCATCCTCACCGACTACAACGAACAGGGCGATGAACGGGTCTCGATCCTCCAGACCGGCGGTGCATGGAACCCTCAGCGCGGGTACATGGATCTCGTGGAACTATGGGATCTTTGGCTTCCCTTCGACAACCTGCTCGTAACCGTGCAGTGCGTCGACAACTCCGGAATTGCAAGCGGGAAGATCGTCCGCGTGGTCGACTGGGACGGCCCGGAAATCGGGCCGTTCCACATTCTCTCCTTTGGCGACGTGCCGGGGAACATCATGCCGCTTCCGCCGGCGCAGGCGATGCTCGACCTGCACGAGGCGGCCAACCGCGTCTTCCGAAAGATCGTCCGTCAGGCCGACCGGCAGAAGACCCTGACCATCGTGTCCAATGGGGCGGAAGAGGACGCGCGGAGGATCATCGATGCCAACGACGGCGACACGATCAGGGCAGACAACCCGCAGGCAACGCGGGAAGCGCGCTACGGCGGCCCCGACGCCGCAAGCATCGCCTTCCTGCTGCAACTCAAGGATCTGTTCGTCTATCTGGGCGGCAATCTCGACGCTCTGGGCGGACTTGGCCGTCAGGCCAATACGGTGGGTCAGGAGTCTCTTATCTCCCGCTCGGCGAACATGCTCATCGCCGACATGCAGGACCGCACCACGACTTCCGTCCGCAAGGTCATCGAAAGCCTCGCCGACTACCTCTGGAACGACCCGACCGCGGCGCCGAAAGTCCTGAAGAGGATCGGCGACACCGGTCTTTCGATCCCGATCGAGTTCTCTCAGGATCTCCGGGAAGGCGACCTCCTCGACTACATGGTCGAGATCGCCCCCTACTCCATGCAGAGCCGGACGCCGACGGAGCGCATGGCGACCCTGAGCCAGTTGATGACGAACTTCGTGATCCCGCTTGCGCCGCAGTTGCAGCAGCGCGGCATCGGGATCGACATGGATCAGTTCATGCAGATCATGGCCAAGTACTCGAATCTCCCGGAGATGGAGAGGATCCTCGAAAGGATCCCGCCGGAGGAGATGGCCATGATGCAGCAAGCCGCAGGCGGCGGCGAACGCCCGCTCCAGTCCCCGATCACGACCCGTACCAACGTCCGGGAAAACGTGTCCGGGGCGACCCGGCAGGGGGCGGATCAGGAGTCGATGCGGATGCTGATGAGCATGGCTGGACAGGGACAGCAGTAAATGCCGACCTACGCATACCGAGACGACGAAGGAAACCCGGTCGAACTCTTCATGTCGGTGGCGGAGATGGAGGCGTCCGAGAAGGACGGCATCCTGATCCGGGACGGCCGGACGTTGAGGCGCGACCTCGAAGCAGAGCATGGCCCCGCCCGCGGCGGCTGCGCCGCATGGCCCATGAAGTCCGATGCCGCAGGCGTCCACCCGACGCAGGCCGGCGAGGCACACGAGCATTCCGTTTCCATTGGAGTACCCACCCAGTTCGACCCAAGGACGGGGCAGGCGATTTTTACGGACCGATCGCATAGGAAGCGGTATCTTGCGGCCCGTGGGTTCATCGACAGGAATGCAGGCTATGGCGACTGAGGAGAACGACGACTTCATCCCCGAGAGCAACGGTTCGGACGCGGAAGCGTTCCCGACCCGTGAGCAACTGGCCGACACCAAGCGGCCCGACCCACTCGACTTCGACGAGCCCGATTCGTCCTACTTCGACCTTGTCCCCGCCAAGGACGAAAAGTCCGGCGCGCCGGACTCGAAGCCGGCCGTGGACGAGTCGGACGCCTCCATGCTTCAGGAACTCGCGGCCAACGCGAAGAGCCTCGGCATGAACGACGACGAGGTTTCCCAGATCAAGGACCCCGGTGCGCTCCGCAGCGTGATTGCCGCCCTCCAGCGGCAGGCTGCGTCCGAGACCACCGACGACACCAAGCCAACCGGGCAGAAGCCCGATGCGGGCGAAAGCCCAAGTTCCGAGTACGAGGCGCTTGCCGCACTCGATCCCGACGATGCAATCGATCCGTCGGCGATCAAGGCGATCAAGGCGCTGAAGGCAGAACTCGACAAGATGCGCGTGCGTCAGGTCGAGAAGCCTGCCTCCCCGGAAGTGCGTCCCGAAGAGGCCGACTACCTCATCGCCAAGTTGGGCGAGGACTACGTCGGCATCTTCGGGGAGGGACCCGCCACGACTCTTTCGAAGAAGTCCGGCGAATTTCGTGCGCGCTTGCAGGTCGTCGAGGAAATGAAGCGCATTCAGGACGACGCACGTTCCGCCAAGCGGAAGGTGCCGGAAGCCAAGGATGCCTTCGATCAGGCTCTCCGAAGCGTTTTCGGGAGCCATGTCCAGTCCGTCGAGCGGAAGCGGCTTGCATCGCAGGTCCAGCGGCGGGAATCGCAGTTGATCGCGCGTCCGGCAAACAACGGCCGTCGGCCGGTGTCGGGGCGCGAGAAGGCGATTTCCAATGTTGCGGCCATCATGCGGGAGCGCATGCAGGGCGGGGTGGGCAACGCAGACTGAACCACCTGACGCAAGGAGAAAGTCATGGCCTTCCTTCAGGCAGATGACATCGCAGACCTGATCAAGACGACTCAGCGCGATCTTGGTCGCATGAAGTGGACCGACATCTCGTACAACCTTCAGGAGTACGTCGCACTGCCGATGATCCTCCAGCGCGAGAAGGTGTCGTTCCAGAGCGGCTTCGGCATCCAGTGGAACGTCGCCGTCGCAACCTCCGGTGCCGCCAAGGACACCGAACTGTACGCCACCGACTCGGTGAACGTGTCCGACGTGATGCAGACCGCCAACATCCCGTGGCGGCACGTCACCACGAACTACGCCATCGAGCGCCGCGAGATCGCGATGAACCGCGCCCCCGCGGAGATCGTCGACCTCGTCCGCATCCGTCGCAACGACGCGATGATCGACATGGCGAAGCACCTTGAGGAGCGTTTCTGGACGAAGCCCGCCGCCTCGACCGACAACCAGCGCATGTACGGCATCCCGTACTGGATCGTGTATCCGGGCACGGTGTCGGGCAACGGTTCGTTCGCCGGCACCAACCCCTCCGGCTTCTCGGCCGGCGCGGGCAACCTGTCGTCCACCACCTACCCGGCGTGGACGAACTGGGCTTCGACGTACACCGCGGTCACGTCCACCGACCTGATCCGCAAGTGGCGCCGCGCCGCGACGTTCACCAACTTCAAGGCTCCCGTCCCGTCGCCGTCCTACAGCACCGGCAACAACTACGGCTACTACACGAACTACAACGTGATCGGGCCGCTGGAAGAGGCGCTGGAGGCGCAGAACGACAACCTCGGAAACGACATCGCTTCCAAGGACGGTCGCCTGATGTTCCGTCAGGTCCCGGTGACTTGGGTTCCCTACCTTGAGGCCAACGCGGCCAACCCCGTGTACGGCATCAACTGGGGCTGCCTCAAGCCCGCGTTCCTTGCCGGCGAGTACATGCGCGAAGAGGGCCCGACCCCGGCCTCGTCGCAGCACACGGTCTTCGTCACCCACGTTGACACCACGCTCAACCTGATGTGCACGAACCGTCGCATGAACTTCGTCCTCGGCACCGGCAGCAACGCCTTCTGATCCACACTCTGCATAGAAAGGACATACCACCATGCAGATCCTCACCAAGTACAAGGGCGGCAGCCTCGGCAACGCCCAGACGGCGGACGCGCTCCTCGCTCCCAACGAAGCCGTCATGCTGTCCCGCGAGTTCTTCAACAACATCACGGCAACCGGCGTCGACTTCACCGTCACCGCCGGCACCGCGGCCCGCGAGACCACCTACGCCACCGGCGTGTGGGGCCTTGTGACTTCCGCTGCGGACGGCCATGCCTACTCGATCGCCCCGGTCGTGCAGTTCGCTGCCGGCCGCAAGGTCTGCTTCGAGGCCATGGTCGCCGTGAGCACGATCGCCTCCAGCGGCTCGTCGTTCATCGGCCTGTCCAACACGTCCGGCACGGTCCCCGTGACCACCGCCGGCGCGATGAACGGCACGCAGGACGGCGTCGGCTTCACCTTCACCACCACGGCGATCGCCGCGGTGACGGGTGACGGCGCGACCGTGACCAGCACTGCGGTCGGCACCGCCGCTGCGGACACCTTCGTCCGCCTCGGCTTCGTGGTCGACGGCACCAGCAAGGTGACGTTCT